AACAGGAGATTTAGAAGTAGGAGAATTAGCCATCAATTTAATTGATGGTAAGTTATATTCAAGGTCTTCAGCAAATGTAATTAAAGAGTTAGGTGGTGCAGGTGCAACAACACTACAGGCAGTTACCAATTCAGGTGCTTCAACAACACACGACATACTTTTAAACGGTGCAAATCTAATATTTGAAGGTAATTTAGATAATGCCTTTGAAACTACATTGACCGTTGAAGAGCCTACAATTGATAGAACAATAACGTTACCAAATGCAAGTGGGACAATGGCTTTAATAGGAGATACATTAGCTTATTCAATAGTTTTTGGGTCATAAGGTAGAAATTAATTATGGCTTCAACATTTAAAAATGCTGGTATTGCAGTACCAGGAACAGACGGTGCAAGTGCTGAGTTATATTCAGCAACTGGACAGGCTGTTATTCACGCTTTATTCATATCCAATCATAGTAATTCAGCAAAAGCAAAGGTAGATGTTAAGGTAACCATAGACGGTGGTTCAACTTGGAGACATATATCTAAATCTGCTGAGATAGCTATGGAAAATACTCTGGTTATAGACAAACCAATCAATCTGGAAACAGGTGATAAGATAAGAATAATTGCTACTATGGATGACGGTAGTTCTCCAGTATGTGAAGCATTTGCAAGTATTTTAGAGGTATAGTAGAGAATTGTATTTTAAATGAATAAATAATTATAAATAGTATATAAATATAAAGAGAGAAAAATTTTAAATGGCATTATTAACATCAACAACAACTACAGCAGTACGAGATCCATCAGCGGCTAGTTTCGGAGATGAAAAGGCGTCGGTATTTACAAATAGTACCACGGAATATGCTATACACGCATTAAAAAAAGATAAAGATGGATTGCTTTATTACACTAAAGTTAAACTAAATAGTAATGATGAGATTAATGTGAGTTCCGGTGGTTTAGCATATAGTGGTTTGGCTGATTTAGTATCAAACAAATTCAAAGACGGAACAGAAGTAAATGCTACTAATCCAACAATGGGCGAAAGTGGTTTAGAACAGCACGAAAATAATAAAATAAATAGAGAGTGGAATCAGCACCAATTTAAAATGGACAAATATCAATATTTTATGAACAGCGATGGTATGTTTGTTATGAGATTTTTGGGAACAGACTATAGTTATGGTGCTCAAGAAGGTTCAACAAAAAACTGGATAAAAGCATAGAGAGAAACAAATGGCAGATTTCGTATTAGGTAGATTAAAGTTTAAATGGAAAGGCGATTGGGTCGCTTCAACAGCTTATATTGTTGACGACATTATAAAATTCGGTGCAAACACTTATGTTTGTATATTAAATCACACATCAGGTGGAACTGAACCTGATTTCTATACTGATTTATCAAATTCAAAATGGCAACTCCATACCGAAGGTATGGCGTTCAAAGGTGAATTCGCTAACGATACCTTTTACAAATTAAATGATGTTGTTAAATTTGGTTCACAACAATATTTAACTACAACTCATCACACATCAACATCAAGTCCAGATCCACTAGACACATCAAAATTTACGGTATATAACGAAGGCTTACAATGGGAAGATTCTTGGGACAATTCAACATTTTACCAAGATGGTGACGTTGTAACCTACGGTGGTTATACTTACATAGCAACTACTAATCATAGTGGCGTAACCCCAGTAGCTTCAGCAACTGAATGGGACGTTTTAACAACAGGTTTCAAAGCAACAGGCGATTACAATGCCGCTACAGCATACAAAACTGGAGATACAATGCAGTTTGGTGGTTGGTCTTACGTTTGTTTGGTAGACACATCAGCAGGCGAAACACCACATACAGACGCAGCTAAATGGGAAGTTATTAATGAAGGTATGAAATGGCAAGGCACTTATGACGCCGCTACTACATACAATAAAGGTGATACGGTTGGTTATGTTTCAAGTTCTTACATTGCAAAATCAAATGCTGTATTAAACGTTGTTCCAGGAACAGACGCAGCTAAATGGGAAGTTATTGCTCAAGGAGATTCAAACGCAGTATTAGCAACAAGAGGTGATTTACTTTATCGTTCTGCTTCACAAACAGATAGATTACCAGTAGGTCCTAAAGGTGCAAACTTAACTACAGATGGTACGGATGTTTTCTGGTCATTTCCAGAAGGCGGTAACGAATACTATGTATCAAACTCTGGTGCAGATTCAAATGACGGTTCTGCTTCTGCTCCATTTAGAACGATTAAATACGCATTAACAAAATTATCAACAAATGATGTTGTAGATATTAAAACAATTTCAGGTGGTACTGGTGGTGTTGCAGGAACATATATTGCAACTGGTATATCTTCAACATTTACTTCAACAGGTGCTGAAACAGAAACACAAGCTTTATATAATAAAGCAAAAGAAATAGTTGGTTCATATATTTTAACTAACTCAATGTGGCAATCACCACTAGTTTCTTTCCAAATTTCAAATTCAACAGCAAATGGTTTTGATGTTACCTTAGCTACATCTTCAATAGCACACACATACGTAGGTAGTGGTGGTGTTGCAACGGTAAATGCTACAGGAACATCTTACAATATTAGTACAGCAAATTTCGTACACGGTACAGGAGTTATGACCGTTGGTTTAACAACAGCTCACGGTATGTCAGATGGTGATTATGTTACCTTAAAAAATATTGAAATGACGTGTGTACAAGGTTCACACATTTATCCAGGTCCAGGTGACGCTTCTTTAGGTAGTACTTACGAACAACAAGTTTTACATAACGCAAATGGTGAAGCTGGTGCAATAACTAAATGTGCTACAATTTTTGATGATATAGTTGACGTAGTAGCAAATGGTCTTGGTAATATAGACGCTGATGTTGCAAACGGATCAACTACAAATTATCCAGACGCAAGATTATGCCTTGCTAAAAACAAAGAATTTATTATCCAAGAATGTGATAAGTGGTTCACTACAACATATCCTGGATTCCATAATGATGACCAAAGAGGAAAATGTAAAAGAGATTTATCATATTTCCTAGACGCTATACAAATGGATTTAATGTGGGATGGAAATCAAATGACAAATAAAAATATTAGAAAATTATTTAGAGGCTCTGACATATCAGTTAGGGTTACTAAAGACGCTTCAACGGTACCAACAAATGATAATATAAACATCATTGACGGTGGTACTGATTACGCAGAAGGCGATGTTATTACCGTTGCAGCTGCTGGAATTGGTGGCGGTGCAGATTTAAGTTTCCAAGTTGCAAGTACAAACGTTGGTGATATTCTACACATTAAACAAGGTGTGTTTAAGGAACAATTACCTTTACGAATCACTCCAGGTTGTGCCGTTTATGGAACAACTTTAAGAGGTTCAAAAATTCAACCAGCAGAAGGAACAGGAACACAAATTGCTACAATTGGTACAATAGCTGGTGGTACATTAGGTACAGCAGGTACTTACAAATATATTCACCAATCTAAATCAGATGGTGCTGGCGAAGGTTGTGTAGTTGATATAACTACAGACGGTTCAAGTGCTCCTTCAATAACAATTTATCACGGTGGTTATCATCACCAAGTAGGAGATAAAATTACAATCTCTGGTTCTTGGGTTGGTGGTTGTGAAGATATTACTTTCACGGTTGCAAGTGTTGAAAATTGCAATGCTTCAAATATGTTCTTATTAAATAATATGAACAACGTTAGAAATTTACAATTTAAAGGATTAAATGGAACACCGGTTGCAGGCGCAACAGGAAAACAGGCAGTAATGTCTTTAGATCCAGAACATCCAGTTATATTATTCTCACCTTATATTCAAAATAGTTCATCTGTTAATGTAGGCGCTACAGGTATGCAAGTTGATGGTAATGTCCACTATAAACACGGAGTATATTACCAAAAAGGTAAAGGGTATTTCTCAACACTACAAAATGACTTTACACAAATTAATGAAGATGGTAGAGGAATCCATTGCTTAAATGCTGGTCGTGCTGAGTGTGTATCAATCTTTACGTACTATTGCGACAAGGCTTTCTATGCTACAGGTGGTGGGTTTATAAGAGGTGCAAACTGCTCAAGTTCTTATGGTGAAAAGGGTGCTGAGGCAGATGGTTCTTCTGAATACGAAACTCCTAAACAATTTAAAGTAAGAGGAGATGTAGTAGAATTTAATAAACTATCAATTGTTGGTGGTTCAAATGATGAAAATATGTTTGGAATTGGTGATGTAATAACAGGCCGAACTTCTGGTGTATCAGCGACAATATTCCACTTACAAACAAGTGCTACAAAACTTTATGTAGAAAACTTTACAGGCGGAGATCATTTCACAATGGGAGAAATTTGTGATGTTGTTAAACTAGATACAAGTACATACGTATTTACTTTAGACTCGGCATTTGGAGATTCTACGGTTGCTAACGCAGGAATTTCAGGTTACTTAATACCAATTAAAACAACAGACAATACATTAGCTTCAACTGGTGTAGTATATGTTGGTGGTAACTTACAAATCGCAGGCGATAACACTTATTACAGAATTACGCAAGTGTCAGACGAAGATACAGCTAATCAAACGGCTATGATTAAAATTAATCCACAAATTGCTTCAACTAATGGTGCGCCAGCTGATACGGTAATGACACAAACAATTAAATTTTCTAACGTAAGATTAACAGGTCACGATTTCCTAGATATAGGTACTGGTGACTTTACTACTACTAACTATCCTTTTGATCCAACTCAACCTTCAAGACAAGAAGATGAGGTTACAGAAACAAATGGTGGTCGTGTTTATTATACTTCAACAGACCAACGAGGTGACTTTAGAGTAGGTAACTTATTCAGAGTACAACAATCAACTGGTACTGCTACATTGAATGCAGACGCTTTTGATTTATCAGGATTAACAGAATTATCTTTAGGTACTATTGGTGCTCAACTAGGTGCTGCTATTAATGAATTTTCTACAGACGAAACAATGGCAGGAGATTCAAACAGAGCTGTACCAGTAGAAAGAGCAATTGTAGGATATTTAACAAGAGATAAAATGGGAATTGGCTCAATGGTTCCTCCAACAGGATCAACAGCTGAAAGACCATCAAACGCAGGAGTAGATTTATTCTCCGGTGCAATAAGATTTAACACAGACAAGTCTTCTTGGGAAGGTTATAACGGTTCTCAATGGGGTGGTCTTGGTGGTTACTTACCTTGGGATTCAATTACAGGTGACGGTTCAACCGTATTATCAGTAGTTGCAGGCCAAAGATCATTTGTAGATACAAGTGGTGGTACTGCTATAATTCAATTACCGGCAAGTCCAAGTGTAGGTGATGAAATGAGATTTTTAGATTTAGTTGATAACTTTGCAACAGCAGGTTTAACCGTACAAAGAAACGGTAATAAAATTATGGGATTAAATCAAGACTTTACGGTTACAACTGATAACGCTGCCGTTGGTATAGTTTATACTGGCGCTTCTTACGGTTGGAAATTAACTGAAAACGTATAATATTATTTAATGTTGGTGATATTTAAATTATATATAAATATAAGGGAAAAGAGATAAAAAACTATGTCAGATTTAAGAGACTTTACAGGAAAAGCAGAAGTGTACGGCTTTAATAAAGTTGATACAGACGCAGATGGTGTCGCTGATACTTTAAGAATAACAACTACAGCAGGTGGTTCTTCTGGAATAACTTCAGCAGAATACAATGGTTTTGATGAAGTATTATTTGCGCCAATCGGTTATACATTTAGTTTAAATGCAGCCGGTCACTTAATAGCGACAATAGATAACTAGGATAAGATATGACAGCAATAGATTTAGGAAAAATAGCGTTAATTTTTAAAGACACTTATAACGGTGCAACTGCTTATGAGGCAAATGACATTGTTACCTATACAGATGGTGCTGTAGTTAGTACATTCATTGCTAAAGTTGCAACAACAGGAAACGCTCCATCAACTGGTGGTACGGTTCACGCAAGTTGGGCTTTAATGGCGAAAGGTACTGATTCAGTTGGTATGTCTTGGAACGCTAATCAAACAGCAAGCTTTACTGCTTCGGCAGAAAATGGATATTACGTTGATACAAGTGGTGGTCAAATTACAATGACTTTACCAGCAGCTGCTAGTTTAGGAGACAGAATTTCAATACAAGATACGGAAAAATCTTTTAATACAAATCCTTTAACATTAGCTGCTAACGGATTAAAAATTGAAGGTAATTCAGACGATTATGCTTTAACAGGTCAAGGTGTTAAATGTACTTTGACATATGAAGGCACATCTAAAGGTTGGACAATTTCAGATTATAATGCTGACCAAAACAGATTTGGAAGACCAATGATTGACTCTAGTGTTGGTTCTAAAAAATGGATGATTGCTACTTCGGATGCTGAAGAAATTTATCAAGATGGAGATTATACGGTTCACAAATTTAGATCTTCTGGTACTTTTACGGTTCATACTACTGGAACTGATAGTACATTTGGAGATAAAATAGAATATTTACTCGTTGCTGGCGGTGGCGGTGGTGGAACTCACCACGGTACTGGCGGCGGCGGTAGTGGAGGTTATAGAGCTAATTCAGCTTATGACTATACGGTAACTGCTCAAGCATATGCAATTGTAGTAGGCGATGGCGCAGCTAAAAAAGATAATGGAAACAATCACGGACACAAAGGTTCAGACTCAACATTTGATGGTATGAATTCCGAAGGTGGCGGAGGCGGCGGTTGTAATGGCGGCCGAGGTCAAAACGGAGGTTCCGGCGGTGGTGCTGGTCACTCGCATACACACGGAAGTGCTACAGGTAATGGAACAGGTCATAGAGGTGGAGATCACGGATCAACAACTGGTGGTGGCGGTGGTGGTGCCGGCGAAAGAGGCGGTAATCACGATGGTAGTCATATGGCAGGAATGGGTGGACGAGGATTATTAAACGATATTTCAGGTATACCAGAATGGTATGCTGCTGGCGGAGGAGGTTCTGGTTATAACCATACTTCTTGCGCTGCTGGAGGTTCTTGGAACGCAGGTGGCGGAAATGGCGGAGACGCTCAAGACGGCTACGGCGGAGGCGGCGGTGGAAATGACGGACCAAATGGTGGTCATAACTACGGAGGCCGAGGCGGTTCAGGTATCTGTATAATAAGATATAAGAGTTCGGGAGCATAATAAGCAATGATGGTATCTAAATTAAACGGTGCAGGCAACAAAGTTGACCAAGTGTTATTAGTTTCAAAGTCCAAGATGTTAAATGCAGATGGAGTGGTAGACGCTTCTAGTTGCAATACATTTTGTCAGAAATTTGGTGCAGCTACATATGTTCCGGTATTAAGTACTACAAAAAATTCACCTTGGGCTGGTGCAAATTATGATTCAGGTGCAGACGTTTATTCACTAGACCAACCATATCCAAGTTGGGTTTGGAACGCAGATAAAGCTCGTTGGGAATGCCCATATGCTTTTGATGAAAATGTACATAATACAGCAGGATGGAAAGCATTTAGATGGCTAGAAGGTACTAGAAAATGGAGAGCATTGAAACCAGAAGCTAATCAAAACTCTTGGGAATTTAATGAAGTATCAGGAACTTGGGACGATACAGGAAATGCTTGGAGAGGAGCAGACGAAAAATAGGAAACTAAAATGGCAGTACAAATAGATTTAGGCAAATTAAAAATAAAATATCAAGGTGTTTATGACGTTGCTACAGCTTATGAAGTTGATGACGCAGTACAATATGTTGATGGTGGTGTTACCTCAACTTACTTATGTATAGCTGCTTCAACTGGAAATAATCCATCAACTGGTGGAAATGAACACGCTTCTTGGAAATATATGGCAAAAGGTACATCTTCTGTCGGTATGTCTTGGAATGCGGCTCAAACAGCAGACTTTACAGCTGCAGGCGCAAATGGATATGAAGTTGATACAACTTCTGGTGCTATTGAGGTAACTTTACCAGCAGCTCCTAGTGCAGGTGATGAAATAAGAATTAACGATTACGCTAAAACTTTTCATACAAATCATTGTACTTTAGCAGCTAATGGAAATAAAATTGAAGGCAATACAGATAATTGGAATTTATGGCAAAGAGGCACTAATGTATTTTTAGTATATGCAGATGGAATTAAGGGTTGGAAAATTATGCAATATAGTGATGATAGTTCAGCAGATAAATTTAAAAGTGGTTCTCAAGGACAAGGTTCAAAAAAATATATGATCGCAACTTCGGATGCTGAAGAAGTTTATATGGATGGCGATTATATGGTACACAAATTTTTAAGTTCAGGAACTTGGACGGTTCACTCTCTAGGTTCAGATAGTACATTTGGAGATAAAATAGAATACTTATGTGTAGGTGGTGGCGGTTCAGGCGGACAACACCACGGTGGTGGAGGCGGTGCCGGAGGTTATAGAGCTAACAATGCATATGACCACGTGGTAACTGCTCAAGCATACACAATAACCGTAGGTGCTGGTGGTACTGAACACTCTGGTAATAACAGAGGTAATAAAGGTTCAGACTCAACATTTGACGGAATGAATTCAGAAGGTGGCGGTACAGGTGCAGGCGGTTCGCATACTGGTCAAGATGGTGGTTCAGGCGGTGGGTCAGCTCACTCAGCAGGACACGGTCACGCAACAGGTAATGGAACAGGACATAGAGGCGGTTCACACTCGAATCACCAAGGTGGTGGTGGAGGTGGTGCAGGCCGTGAAGGCGCTGACCACTATGGTTCTCACCAATCAGGACACGGTGGAAGAGGAGCACAAAACGATATTTCAGGTATACCTAAATGGTATGCAGCTGGAGGCGGTGCTTCAGGACACAATCACACTAATGCAGCTGCCGGTGGTGGCGGAGACAGCATTGGCGGTGACTCACCAGGTGGTTGGGGTATGAATGGTACAGGTTCAGGTGGCGGTGGAAATGACGGCTCATCTGGAGGTCATAGACACTCTGGACAAGGTGGAGACGGAATTATAATTATAAGATATAAGGCAAAGGATTAATAAATGTTAAAAGTAGCAAAATTAAATGCAGCTGGGGATAAAGTAGAAAACGTATTTAACGTTAAGAAAGAAAAATGTATTGATCCAGCAACAGGAGCTCCATCAGACAATTCAGTAATTAACTTTGCAGTTAAATTATGGGGGGCTGGTAATTATGTATGGAATAAAGATAGTGATAAGACAAGAGCTTCAACAGGATATAATTACGACTCATCAAACAAAATTTTTTATGAAGATAGACCACAAAGTTGTACACCAGATTTAGGAACACCGGTAGTTTTTGCTAGTTGGACACTAAATACTACTACAGGAGAATGGCAAGCTCCACATATGTACGTAGATGGTACAACAGAGGATTTAAAAATGGGAAATTTTAGATGGCAAGAGGGAATTCAAAAATGGTATGCTAAAAAAGGTGCAGAAATGGTATCAGCGGACGCAAGTGGAACAACAGCGGCAGACTATCAATGGAATACAAGCACGAATGCTTGGGACGCAGTATAGAGGTAAATAAATGTCAGTAATAGATTTAGGAAAATTAAGATTAACAAACAGAGGCGTATATAACGTTGCGACTGCTTATGAAGTAGATGATATAGTCCAACATACGGATGCTGGAGTTTTATCTACATACATTTGTAAAGCAGCTTCAACTGGAAATGCCCCAGCAAGTGGTGGTACGGTTCACGCTTCTTGGCAATTAATGGCAAGAGGAACAGACGCAGTTGGTATGTCATTTCCAGCATTTAAAAATTCAAGTTTTAATGCAGACGGTGGTACAGGTTATACGGTTGATACATCAGCAGCCGCTATTACGATAACTTTGCCTGCTTCTCCATCAACAGGAGATTTAATAAAAATTATAGATTATGGAAGAACATTCCATACAAATCATTGTACATTAGCAGCTAATGGTAATAAGATTGAACATAATACAGACGACTTTGTATTAACATCAAAAGGATTATCACTAGAAATGTTGTATGATTCAGACACAGGTACATCAACTCCAACTTGGAGATTTATAAATTGGGTTGCTGAAGATGATACAGGTCTTGCAGGTAACAAATTAGGTAGAGGACAATCATCAAAAGGTGTTGGTTCTAAAAAATACATAGTTGCTACTTCGGATGCTCACGACATTTATATGGATGGTGATGATATGGTTCACAGATTTACAGAATCAGGAACATTTAGAGTTCACTCTTTAGGTTCAGATTCTACATACGGCACATTTATTGAATATTTAATGTGTGGTGGTGGAGGTTCCGGTGGAACTCACCACGCAGGTGGCGGTGGTGCAGGTGGTTATCGTGCTAACAATGCAATGGACTATGCTGTAACCGTACAAGATTATACCGTAACCGTTGGTACAGGTGGTTCACAAAGAAACCAAGGTAATAACCACGGTAACAAAGGTGGAGATACAGAATTTGACGGAATGAATTCCGAAGGTGGTGGCGGTGGCGCTGCTGGTTCACACCCAGGTCAACCTGGTGGATCAGGCGGTGGCGGTGGTCACTCATCAGGACACGGTCCAGCAACTGGAAACGGAGATGGTCATAGAGGTGGAAATCACCAAAACCATACTGGTTCAGGTGGCGGAGGTGCTTCTCACTTTGGTTCAAATATTCACGGAGATCACTCACCAGGACACGGTGGTAGAGGAAAAGATAATGACATTACTGGAATAAAACTTTGGTATTGTGAAGGTGGCGGAGGAACAGGTCACCACTATACAAGTACCGGCGAAGCTGGAGGACATACAGGTGGCGGTGCTGAAGGTCAATGTGCTCAAGATAGATCCGGTTCAGGTGGAGGCGGAACTCAAGGAACAACAGGTAATCACCAATACGGCGGTAGAGGTGGAGACGGTGTATGTGTAATAAGATATAGATGTAGGGACGGAGTATAAAGATGGAAGTAGCAGTATTAGATAGTAATAAAAAAGTATTGAATACTATATCAGTAAAAAAGAATCAATGTCAAAACGCAAGTAATGATTTTGAGATAGCTGCAACTACGACTAATTTACAAGCATTATTCGGTACTAATTTAGATTATGTGCCAAATGTTCAACCAAGCATATGTAAAAATAATCCTGATATTGGAGATACTTGGTATCCTGCACACAAAATTTTTGTTGAAGACAAAGCAAATATAGGCGGTCACGATAGTTGGCAAATAGATACATCAACAGGTAATTGGAAAGCTCCTGAAAACTATGACGAAGAAAAGTCAGTAGGTTACCAAAAATTTACTTGGAAAGAAGACATTACAAAATGGCAAGCTCAAAAAGATGGTGAAACAGAAACTTCTAATTGGTATCAATGGAACAATAGTACCAAAACTTGGGACGCCGTTTAACAACTTTCACACATAGTTATTAGATTGGAGACCACTTATCAAAGTGGATATATATTATTATGCAGAATGAATATACTGATGGTTGGATTAAAATAATTGATAACTTTGTACCACAAACAACCTTTGATAGACTTAACGAAAACATTTTAAGTGCCGGCTTTCCTTGGTACTGGACAGATACAGACTACAATACAGAAGACGCAGACGCTCCCGATACAAAAGAATTGGTAGAAGACGCAAAAAAGAGAGGTGCCTTATTAGGTACCTTTATGCATACTCACGTGGTTTGGGTTGGTACAGAACATAGAGAACAATCTCAATTTTGGCCGTTCTTTGAATGTGTAATGGATGAATTTAAAAATAAAGGTATACCTGTTAAAGGAAAATATCCACCTGAATATATGTTAAAGGTGAAACTAAACTCATATACCAATCGTGGTGCCAAATATGAATTAGTTAAACATACAGATTTTTATGAAGACACTAGAGCTAAATTTGGTGAGACGAAAAAAACAGGAAGATTTAATTTTTGTTCAGCAATACTATATTGTAATACTTGTAATGGTCCTACTTACATTGAAAGAATGGATGGTACTACACAAAAAGTTGACGCAGTAGCAAATAGATGTGTTATTTTTGATGGACGATTAAGACATTGGGCAGAAACACAAACAGATGTGGATCGAAGAGTTATCTGGAATATGAATTTAAGGTGGAATTATGATGGAAACAAAGAAACTATATAATAAAATTGATAACATAGTTATCGTAGGTGGTGGTTCTGCTGGCTGGATGTCAGCGACACATTTTTTAAATACAACAAAAGCAAAAATCACACTAGTAGAAAGTCCAAATCATCCAACGGTAGGTGTTGGTGAAAGTACCATTGGTGGAATAAGTCATTGGTTGGAGATACAAGGTTTAAATAGAACTTTACCTTTTATGAAGGAGACGGATGCTACTATTAAATTAAGTATTAGATTTGAAAATTTTTATAAAAAAGGTGATGGAGGATTTCATTACCCTTTTGGGGCTTTAGATGTAACCCAAATGCCGAATTTAAATAATGATTGGTTCTGGAAAAAACATTTATATCCAGAAACACCGGTTACAGATTTTGCAGATTGTTATTACCCACAAATGGCTATGGTTAATGCAAATGTTTTAACAGAAACATTTCCAAATTTCAAATACGAATCAGATAAAGCATTACACTTTGACGCAACTAAATTTGGTCAATGGTTAAAAAATAATGTATGTATTCCTAATGAAAGATTTACACATATATTAAAAGAAGTAAAAGAAACTCCTTTAGATGAAAATGGATATATTGATCATTTACTTGTAGATGATGGTTCAAAAATTGAGGCAGACTTATTTGTTGACTGCACAGGTTTTAAAGCATTACTAATAGATAAAGCATTAAAGGAACCTTTTATAGATTTCTCTCCTATGTTGCCGAACAATAAAGCTTGGGCGACACGAATACCTTATAAAGATAAGAAAAAGGAAATTTGTTCTTATACAAATTGTTTTGCATTAGGTAATGGTTGGGTATGGGAAATACCTTTATGGTCTAGGTGGGGAACAGGCTATGTATTTTCAGACAAGTACGTTAGTGATGAAGACGCATTAAAAGAATTTAAAGAACATTTAAAATCAAGAGGTTATACAGACACCGAAAATTATGAATACAGAAAAATAGGTATGCGTGTTGGTAGACATAAGAGAATATGGGTTAAAAATGTTCTTGCAATAGGACTATCAGCAGGATTTATAGAACCATTAGAGAGTAATGGATTATATTCTGTACACGAATTTTTAAATTACTTTACTTCTCAAATGGAATCAAGAATGCCTTATGCAACTAGTTTAGATAGAGCTAATGTCAATTATCAATGTTGCAGAATATTTGATATATTCTCTCGTTTTGTTACCTGCCATTATGCGTTAAGTGTTAGAGACGATACAAAATATTGGCAAGATATACAGGCAAGAGATTGGATGGAAGAAGATCCATTACCAGACGCACACGGAACAAATTATTGGAAAGCAAAATGGCAACAATTTTGGGATGCCGGTAGGTGGGATAATACAGAAGGAATGAATTGTATTGGTGTTGGTATGAATTGGCAGCCTTGGGGTTGGATGAGACAACGATTACAAACTGGTCAAGGTGATATAAATTTTTATAAACAAAGATGGATGGAAACGTTAAACAGAATGGATGCTAGAAAATTAAATTGGAAACTAGAAGCTGAAAAGGGAAAGTCCACGTATAATTTTTTAAAAGATAAATGGTACCAAGATGAAGAATAATCTCGGAATCGGAATCTAATTGGGAGGAAACTTGTGGAAATTATTGATGATGTTTTAGAGCCAGAAGTATTGGATAATATTGTCCAAAATATGACCTCTTCTAGGTTTTTATGGGAGTATCAACCATATCTAAAAGGACCTGAAGGAGATGATGATAAAGGAATTTATTGTTTTACCCATAAGTATGTTTATAATAGAGGTGAAATAGCTAGTAAATTCTTTTTTGAAATGGTTGTTCCTATACTAGACTCTTTAAATATAAAATTAAAAGAACAAACTATTATAAGAGCTGATACTAATTTTAGTCCTAATTTCGGAAAACAATTAAAATCTGGTTACCACGTAGACCAATCTTTTGACCATAAAGTATTAATATATTATTATAATACTTGTAATGGTGGTACTGAATTTAAAAATGGAAAAATTGTAAATTGTGTGGCAAACAGAGCTGTAATATTTGATAGTGATGAAGAAGATACGGCTCATAGAGTATTAACTCAAACAGATAAAAAATATAGATTAGTATTAAATGTAAATTGGGAACCTAGGTTAAGTTCTGTAGCACAATGATGAGAGAACATAAAATAAATCAAGAGAAGAATCTTTTTATAGATGGTTATTATATGTCTGAAAGTATATGTGATAGAATGATAACGTACTATGAAAGAACACCTGGTAAATTTGTGGGTAAATTGGGTCCAGGAAAAGTACAGAAAAAATTAAAAGATTCAACTGATTTATTGGTAACACAGGAAGAAGCTCAAAGAGATTTTGCAGTAAGAGATTATTTTAAAGAATTACAGAAAGCTTGTCTTCAATGGCAAAATAAATATAAGATACCAAGAGACCATTATGGACCTTGGGGAATAGTTGCACCAATGAACATACAACATTATAAACCAGGTGGTGGATATTTTATATTACATAATGAAAGAGATATGTATGCTCACGGTCAGAGAATGTTAACCTTTATGACCTATTTAAATACGGTCAATGATGGTGGTGAAACAGAGTGGCCGATTCAAGGAGTAAAAATTAAACCAGAGAAAGGTTTGACCGTTTTTTGGCCTACAGATTGGACACATATGCATAAAGGAATAGTATCTCCAACTGAACATAAGTATATAACAACAGGTTGGTATCAATTTAAATATGAAGACTTGGTTAAGCAGTTTGGAGACGTAGAAACAAAATACCTAGATGATTAAAACAGAAACAAAAACAATATTTTCAACGATTGCAGGTCTATTTGATTTTTCCGAAGACTTTGGAGAATTAAATAAACAATTGGAAGATTATGCTTACGAACTTAAAAATAAATCTCAAGGAAGAAATTTAACTAATAGAGGTGGATTTCAAAGTAAGTTAATTAATCTTGCTACACCACCAATGGTTATAGATAAATTTTTCCAAATGGTTATGCCAGAAGTTGAGAATTATGTTGATCAATATGGATTAAAATCAAAATATTCTTTAAGTATTGGAGAATTATGGTTTAATATTAGCGCACCTGGACATTATAATACTATACATCAACACGTACACTCCGATTTCTCTGCTGTATATTATGTTAAAGGAAATGAAAACTCTGGTCAATTATCTGTAGAGTCTCCAGATATGAGACAAGAAATGAAAAGATTTTATTGGGCAAATAGAGATAACTTTAATTATAATTCAATGAATAGTTTAAGATTTATGCTTACACCTAAACCTGGAAAAATGATAGTTATGCCTTCGCATATGAAACATAGTGTTGAGTGTAATGAAACAAAAGAAGATAGAATTAGTATAGCGTTTGATATGTTATTACATACAACTAACATACACGATTTACCAACGTATGAAGATATGGAAAAAGAAGGAGTTGCCAAGGGAGAACAAATAACTTATGACCCTAGATATGTGGACAACTATGAACAAGCATTAGCTGAACACGTTAGAAACCAAATTGGTTTGGAGGGTAAAGGTGATAGCACCGATTTAGAAACACGAAATAAAGTATGGACAGGAAAATATAATAAATGATATATGATATAAAAGATTTAACTTATGAGAAACATAAGAATGCTGAAAGACAAGCCTTTGTAAAGATATTAATGTCAGGTGAGATTGATGAACAATTGTATGCTACTTATCTTTATAATCAACTACAATGTTATTCAACACTAGAAAAATATGGTATGCACAATTCTTTGTTTAATCAAACACCAGGATTGCAAAGAGCAGAAGCATTGCATTATGATTATAAAACATTATGGAAAGGTAAAGAACCACCTGCTATAACTGAAAGTACAAAAGATTATATTAAACACCTTGACGCAATAATGGATGACGCAGAAAAATTATATGCACATATCTATGTTAGGCATTTAGGAGATTTATCTGGTGGTCAAATGATTATGAGAAAGACACCAGGACCTAATAGATATTATAAGTTTAAACATAATCAGGTAAAAGAATATAAAAGAATTGTGAGAGAAATTGTTAATAACTATTTAAATGTATATCAAGTTAATATAGTAGCAGAGGCTAATTATTGTTTTGATAGCGCAACAAGATTATTTGGAGAAATGTATGATTTGGGACAGACTAATTAGATTAGAAAAAGATATTATAGAAGTATTAGATAGAACTTGTACAGAGTATAAAGAACCTGGTATGGAAAAATTTAATAAACCAGGTTGGACGAATCGTACTTGGTCTAATATGAGTGTTAGACGTGCTCACATAGATGTAGTGGACGCCAGAGAAACTAAAGGTCTTTGGATGGCACACGTATGTTTATTTCCAATGTTAGAGAATGGTGGACCAATTTATGGATTTGATGTTATTGCAGGTAAGAATAAGGTAACAGGTTGTTTTCACGATTTCAGTCCATTATTATTAAAAGAACACCCATTAACAAAGTATTTCATAGAAGAAACCAAGTGGTTTAAACCAACTAAAGCAAGAGAATTGCCTGATTGGGCAAAGGAAATTTTTAGTAAAGGTATGATAGCGGCTGCTAATATTAGAGAGTTTAAAGAATTAAACCAGATATGTGAATTGGCAGTAAGTAATTTGAATAGTTATTTGGATAAGATTAGTCATTACAACTCCGATTCAAAGAAAGAAGATGTGATTAGGGCTCAGAATTTCTATTGTGAACACCAGGCACAGAATCCACATACTCCAAAGGTTATGTTATCATTAGGTTTACCAGAGGAAGACGTAAAAATCTTCAATGAAAACAATCTTTGGCCGAAGATAACTTAATAATCTTATAAATATACCACAAAGAGGTAGAATATATGGCTAATCCGGCTACAAGGGAAAATTTAAAACAATATGCTTTAAGAGCATTGGGTAAACCTGTCATTGAGATAAACGTAGATGACGACCAGTTAGAAGATAGAATTGATGAAGCGTTGCAATATTTTGGTCAATATCACTATGGTGGTATAAGCAGAACTTATCTTAAATACAAATATACTCAAGCTGAAAAAGATAGAATTTTAGGTACAGAACCCACAACAACAGGTACGCAAGGTTCCGAAACAACTAGTTGGACGGAAGGTAATGGTTATTTAATTATGCCTTCTTCTGTTATATCAGTTACCAATATATTTCCTTTTTCTAATAAATCAAATATGAATTTATTTGATGTTAGATACCAATTAAGGTTAAATGACCTTTATGATTTTTCATCTACTTCTGTTATCAATTATGATATAGTTTTAAGACATTTAGATTTCTTGGACCATATATTAGTTGGTGAAAAACCATTAAGATTTAACGAACACGAAAATAAATTATATATTGATATGGATTGGAAAAATGATTTATTTCTTGATGAGTATTTGGTTATAGAATGTTATAGAGTATTAGATCCAGAAACATATACAGATATTTACAACGACATATTTTTAAAAAGATATGTTACCGCTTTATTTAAAAAACAATGGGGTACTAATTTGTCCAAATTTGACGGGGTTACTATGATAGGTGGAGTTTCACTAAATGGTAAACAAATATTCCAAGAAGCTATGACAGATTTAGACCATTTAGAAACAAAAATAAGATCAACATACGAAGTTAATCCAGACTTTTTGATAGGATAAAAAAATGCCAGTTAATCATTACTTTCAAGGTGGTAAGGGCATTGGAAACCACGCAGAGAAACGTCTCTACGAGGACATTGTAGTAGAGAGTTTAAAAATCTACGGACACGATTGTTATTACTTACCAAGAACTTTAGTAAATAGAGACCTAGTTTTAGGTGAAGATGTATCTTCACGTTTTGACCACTCATATATGGTTGAAATGTATATGCAGACTACCGAAGGTTTTGCTGGCGAACAAGAATTAGTTTCCAAATTTGGATTAGAAATTAGAGACGACACAACTTTTTGTGTTGCAAAAAGAACTTGGGATTACCACGTTGGCAATGCTAACAATGTAATAACAGAACAAAGACCAAGAGAAGGCGATATAATCTATATGCCTTTAATGGGTTCCTTTTTTGAAATTTTATTTGTTGAAGACCAGGAACCTTTCTATCAATTAGGAAATTTACCAGTATATAAATTAAGGGTTACTAAATGGGAATACGCAAGTGAAAAATTGGATACTGGTGTATCTGCTATAGACGCAGCTGAAGATAAGTATTCACTCAATGAATTAATTTACAGATTTAGTTTAGAAATAGGTACGGAAGAAAGTACAGGAGCAGGATCAATATTAATGGAACAAGATAAACCAACAGGTGAACCTAATTTCCTTACAAATGAGGAATTTGTAGAAGGTGAAATATTACAAGAACAATCTCCTTATGCAGACAATTTAGATTTAGATACTGCTGGTGGATTTGATACTGAAACCGTTGAAGACGACATATTAGATTTTACAGAAAGCAATCCATTTGGAGATATTAATTAATGTTTGGAAATTATTTTTATAACGAAGGTTTAAGAAGATTAACGGTTGCATTTGGACAGATATTTAATAATATAGATGTAGTAACCAAATCAAGTACTGGTGCTATCACTAAAAGAATGCGTGTGCCTTTAGCATATGCACCTAAAGAAAAATTTTTAGTAAGATTAGACCAACAACCAGATTTAACTAGTAGAGAATTTTCTATTGTATTACCTAGAATGGGATTTGAAATTTCAGGATTAGAATATGACTCAAGTAGAAAATTAAATAAACTTCAAAAATTTAAACAAGTAAAAGATGGAAAGACTTTAGAGTGGAACTATACACCTGTTCCATATAATATAAGTTATAATTTATATTCATTTACATCTACAGCAGAAAATGGTTTGCAAATTGTAGAACAAATTTTACCGTTCTTTCAACCTGATTATACGGTAACAATTAATATGATACCAAAATTAAGTTTAAAAAGAGACGTACCAATTATTTTAAATACGGTATCTTATGAAGATAGTTATACAGGTAATTTTGAAACACGTAGAGCAGTAATATATACTATGAACTTTACAGCTAAAACTTACTTATATGGACCAATAACACAACAAGGTGTAATTAAGAAAGCGGTAACGGATATAGCAACAGATTTAGCACCAGCAGCTTATGAAGAAAGAATAGTAATAGAACCTAATCCAACCACAGCAGACGCTGATGATGATTTTGGTTTTACAACTACTATTACATTTTCTCAAAAGGGTGAATAAGGAAAAGGATATATAATATTATGGGTAAATTAGAAGATAAGATGTCTGAAATATTAGGAGTTTCAACATTACCAGAAGTAAAAAAGGAACCTCCTGTACCAATAGAAAAAGAAAATCAAGTAGATAGTGACCACGATTATAGTAGAGAAAATTATTATAGTTTAATAGATCGTGGACAAAAAGCTATTGATGGTATTTTAGAAATCGCTCAAGAGGGGCAACACCCACGAGCTTACGAAGTGGCAGGAATATTAATTAAAAATGTTGGCGAAACGGTTGATAAATTACAAGACTTACAAAAGAAATTAAGAGATTTAAAAGACGTTCCAAATAAAACTAACGCTACTATTAAAAATGCTTTATTCGTAGGTTCTACAGCAGAGCTACAAAAAATGTTAAAAGGTGAAAAGAATGAACGAAACGTTAGACCAGAAACAGACAAAAATAAAACTAGATAAAAATGGTGGTGGCAGCTGGGTAGCACCAGATATGCCAGACGATAACACACAATTTTTTCCATTTATTGTTGATAATTTTTTTGATAATCCGGATATAATTAGAGATTATGCATTAAGTCTACCAAAAGGACCATCGCCTGATTCAAAATGGCCTGGTATTAGAACACCACCTCTTCACGAAATAGACCAACAATTAGCACAACAAATATTACTTAAAGTTTTTTCAGCCTACTTTGATTTAGGTAGACAAAATGTCCAATGGGGATTTAGTAATATTTACTTCCACGAAATACCTGCTTACAATAATAATCCAGATGATATAATGAATCAAGGTTGGGTACACCAAGATAGTGATGTACATTTTGCTGGTTTAGTTTATTTAAATCCTAATGCAAGACTTGATTCTGGAACTTCTTTGTTTAGAATGAAACCAACAGACAAAAGTAATTTTTTAAAATATGGTCGTAGAATGGGATTTTATCCTTGGAGATATTTTAAAGATGGAACGTTTTATAGGGGTAAAGATTGTGCTAACTATATGGCCACGCAAGGTGCATATACAGAGGAAGCTTACAACAATCATAAACAATTTAGAGAACAATGGCATAAAGAAAAGAATTCAAGTGGTGAAACAAGAGAAGGCATTGGAGTTTATCAAAAAAGAATAGCAGCCGCTGAAGTTGGAGATGAAGAGTATAGAGAAGAACATAAAAAATTTCACGAAAGATTTGAAGAGACGGTAAATATAAAAAATGTTTATAATCGTTTTGTTGGTTATGACGCACAAAATCATCATAGATTAAATAATTATGTAATGAACTCACCAGAAGAATCTAGATTAACAATGACCCTTTTTGTAAGAGACGTTGAGATTGAAAAAAATAGAGTACCTATGGTTAGAATTAAAGATAGAGAAAATAATGATGTGTTTATAGAAAAACATATGACAACGCATAGAAAAGATTTACATAAATTACGTCCAGAATTTAGAGAGGAAAAAACATTAGGCAATGATTGATTTATCTAAAGACAAATTTATTGTCAAAGATGGTATAATAGACGATAAGAGACTTAAAGCTATTGAATATACCACAATTCATAATGATGACTTTCCTTGGTTTCTTGCCTCTTATGGTACGGTATTTAAACCTGGTATTTCTATTGACGCTCAACCAATTAGAATGGAATATCCAAAGATGTATGAAGACATACAATTTTTTCATATGTTGGTTGGTCACGCCAAAATTGTTTCTCCATATGTGAATAGAATAGTAGGACCTATTGCAGAAGATTTAGGAATAGTAAAATCATATAGAGTAAAACTAAATTTACAACTTAAATCAGAAAAAATTATTGAAGGAGGTTATAATACTCCTCATTGTGATGTAGAACCTGAAGAGAAAGCACACTTGAAAATTTGTATAGTACACCTAAATAATTCCGATGGAGACACGGTTTTATTTGATGATGATAATAATGAAATAGAAAGAATCCCATTTAAAAAAGGTAGAGCCGTTTATATGAGGCCTAATATTATGCATAGTGGTAACCATCCAAAAGACCATCCATTTAGAGAAGTAATAAATTTTAATTTTTGGGATACAAAACAATGAGTAAAGACGCATATCTAGGAAATCCTAATTTAAAAAAGGCTGGCGTAGTTCAGGAGTTCACAAAAGAAAACATTTTGGAATTTCAGAAGTGCCAGAAAGATCCAATTTATTTTATACAAAACTATTTAAAGATAGTTTCACTTGACGAAGGTCTTGTACCTTTTCAAATGTATGATTTTCAAAAAGAAATAGTTGGTACGATTCATAATGAAAGATTTACAATTGCAAAATTACCTAGACAATCAGGTAAGTCAACTACTATTATATCTTATCTATTACATTATGCAATATTTAATCCTAATTCTAACGTGGCTATTCTTGCCAATAAATCTTCAACTGCTAGAGATATATTGGGAAGATTACAACTTGCTTATGAAAACTTACCACCTTGGTTACAACAAGGTGTTTTAAATTGGAACAAAGGTAGTATTGAATTAGAAAATAAATCAACCATTGTAGCGGCTGCTACATCTTCAAGTGCAATCCGAGGTGGTTCATATAATATAATATTTCTTGATGAGTTTGCTTTCGTACCTGCTAATATTGCCGAACAATTTTTTAGTTCAGTTTTTCCCACAATTTCATCTGGTAAAACAACAAAAATGATTATTGTTTCTACTCCACACGGAATGAATATGTACTATAAATTATGGACAGATAGTGTAAATAAAAGAAATGATTATACACCAATAGAGGTACATTGGAGTGAAGTGCCTGGTAGAGACGAAAAATGGAAAGAAGAGACAATAAGAAATACATCACCTGAACAATTCCAGCAGGAGTTTGAGTGTGAGTTTTTAGGTTCAGTAGATACTTTAATTTCACCAACAAAAATTAAAGCAATACCATTGGTCAATCCAATTGAATCATCTGGTGGTTTGGACGTATATGAAAGACCTACAAAAAATAGGACTTATGTGTGTACGGTGGATGTTGCTAGAGGAGTTGAAAAAGATTACTCTGCTTTTATTATAGTTGATGTAACCAAAATGCCTTATAAGGTGGTTGCAAAATATAAAAATAATGAAATTAAACCTATAACTTTTCCACATATTATAGACAAGGCTTGTAAGGCATATAATCACGCTCATATACTTTGTGAAGTAAATGACCTTGGCCAACAAATTGCTGAGGCAATGCATTTTGAATTAGAGTATGATAATATTCTTATGACTACTCAAAGAGGTAGAGCAGGTCAGGTATTAGGTGTAGGTTATAGTGCTAGAGGTTCCTCAATGGGTGTTAGGATGACCAAACAAATTAAAAAAATAGGTTGTTCTAATATTAAAACATTGATTGAAGCAGATAAATTATTACTTACAGATTTTCAGATAGTAGAAGAAATGTCAACTTTTAGTAGGCGTGGTAACTCCTGGATGGCAGAGGAGGGTTGTAATGATGACCTTATGATGTGTTTAGTAGTATTTGGTTGGTTATCCAACCAGACGTTCTTTAAAGAAATGACTAATACCAATGCTAGACAACAACTATATGAAGAGCAGGCTAACCTAATTGAGCAAGATATGGCGCCTTTCGGTTTTGTAGATGACGGTATAAATGATCCGGAACCGGAGAAGAATATAGATGAATATGGTACGGTGTGGCATAACGTAACCAGAAAAGGACATTGAGGAATGGCCTTATTATAAATATTGATAAGATGAAATTTAACTATGGGCGTATGAATAATACGAGTTTTGAACAGATAAAATTAATAATTAGCTAATTAAGAGGAGAAAACCTTATGGCATTTCAAGTATCACCAGGTGTTCTCGTACAGGAGAAGGATTTAACAAGAATAATTCCTGCTGTATCAACATCAACAGGCGCTTTTGCAGGAGTATTCCGAAGAGGCCCCGTAGATGAGGTTACAACAATTTCAAGTGAACAGGAATTAGTATCTGTATTTGGTAAACCAGACAACACCAATTTTGAAGATTGGTTCAGCGCTGCTAACTTTTTACAATACTCAAATGCTCTTCGTGTAGTAAGAACAAATAATACTGGTCTATATTCTGCTTCCGCAACTGGAAGTAATTTTATAGTTAAGAACGCCGAAGATTATACCGTTAATTATAGCACAGGACAAGGTGTTGTTGGAGAATGGGCAGCTAGATCTGCTGGTGCGTGGGGAAATAGTTTAAAAATTTCCATTTGCGCTACAGCTACTGCTTATGAAACAACAATAGCAACTACAATCAATGACGCAAGTACAGCAGTTGGTGATACAGGTATCACCGTTGCAGACGCTTCAACGATTGAGGCCGGTGATATAGTTAATTTTGGTGAATCAGGCGGTTATGAGTATAGAGTTATCTCAAAAGCTACAAACGATTTAACATTCGTAAGAAAAGAAGAACCAGGTTATTACGGTGCTTCTGATTCTGCAGGAACACATTCTGCTATCGTAGATGGTCAAAACGTAAGAAGACGTTGGGCATATTACGAAGCAGTAGCAGGCGCACCAGGAACAAGTCCAAGTGCAGCTGCTAAAGGTGGTTCTTTAGACGAAATGCATATCGTAGTAGTGGACGAAGATGGCGCTATAACAGGTAGTAAAGGCGAAGTACTAGAAGTTTATGAAAAAGTTTCAAAAGCTTCAGACGCTTTATCACCTCAAGGAGATAATAATTACTATCCAAATGTAATTTTCAGAAAAAGTAATTACGCTTTTTGGATGGATCACAACGCAAGTGGAACGAACTGGGGTAATGCAGCTAGTGGAACAACATTCACAGCAGTAGATACACCAACTAGTACATCATTAGATAACGGAGCAGACGGCTCGGCAGCTTCAGTAGGCGAAACTAAAACAGCTTACGAAAGATTCCAGGACGCTGACACGGTTGACGTTGGATTGATAATTGCAGGCGCTGGTAGCGCTATTCATATTGATAACTTAATCACAATTGCAGAAGGCAGAAAAGACGCTGTAGTATTTGCGTCTCCTGAAAGAGCAGATGTGGTTGGAGTTGCAAGTGCAATAACTCAAACAACAAATGTATTAGATTTTATGAACGGAATTAGATCATCTTCATATGTAATCTTGGATTCAGGATACAAATATATGTACGATAGATATAATGATGTTTATAGATATGTACCACTTAACGGAGACGTTGCTGGCCTAGCTGCTAGAACGGATTTGATTGCAGACTCTTGGTGGTCACCTGCTGGTTACAACAGAGGTATCATTAGAGGAGCAGTTAAACTTGCTTACAACCCTAACAAAACACAAAGAGACGATTTGTACAGAGCTAGAGTAAATCCAGTTTGTACATTCCCAGGTCAAGGAACATTATTGTTCGGAGATAAAACTGGTCTATCTTCTCCAAGTGCTTTTGATAGAATTAATGTAAGACGTTTATTCATAGTACTAGAGAAAGCAATATCTACAGCTTCCAAATATCAATTGTTTGAATTCAATGATGAATTTACTAGAGCACAATTTAGAAATATCGTTGAACCTTTCTTACGAGAGATACAAGGCAGACGTGGATTAACGGACTTTATGGTAGTGTGTGATGAAACTAACAACACAGGCGAAGTAATTGATAGAAACGAATTTATTGCTGAGATTTTTGTTAAACCAGCAAGAAGTATCAACTTTATCACATTACAATTCATAGCGACACGAACAGGTGTAAGCTTTGAAGAGGTCGCAGGCTAAGGATAGAATAGGAGAAATCAAATGGCAAACATTAATGACTTCAAAGCTAAACTTGCTGGCGGCGGCGCTAGAGCGAACCAGTTTAAGGTAGTAATGCCTTTCCCTGGATTTGCACAAGTTGGTGGAGAAATAGAAGAACTAGCATTTTTATGTAGAACGACATCATTACCAGGTATGGCTGTACCTAGTTTTAATGTTCCTTTCAGAGGAAGATCTATAAAAATTGCTGGAGATAGAACAATAGATGATTGGTCAGTAACCGTTTATAACGATACAAATTTCAAATTAAGAAACGCATTTGAAAGATGGTCAAATGGTATCAACAATATGACTGATAACGAAGGATTAACAAATCCTGCTGATTATCAAGTTGACGCTTTTGTTGATCAATTGGATAGAAACGGAGCTACGATTAAAAGTTATACATTAAGAGGAGTTTTTCCAACTGCAATAGCAGCGATTGACTTATCTTATGACGAAGCTACAGCAATTGAAGAATTTGCTGTTACCTTGGCTTATCAATATTTTGAATCGAATACAACTACTTAATTCTAAACTAAATAGGATTAGTAAAAAAAGGAAGTAAATTATGGCTGAATTATTTGGATTTTCTATCAATCGGATAAAACCGAAACAAGATCCGAAACAATCATTTACAACACCTCAAGCGGATGATGGTACAGCTACCATCGCCGCTGGGGGTTATTTCGGTCAGTACCTTGATATGGAAGGTACTGCTAAGACCGAACAGGATCTGATTAGAAGATATAGAGAAATCTCAATACACCCCGAATGCGATATGGCAATAGAAGATATTGTCAACGAATCCGTTATCGCTAATGAAACGGATAAGGACGCAGTTAAGGTTGTATTAGATGATGTACCTTTTGGAGATGATATTAAAAGAAAAATTGAGGATGAGTTCAGAGAACTCTTAAACTTAATGAATTTTAATACAAAAGGTCACGACATATACAGACGTTGGTATGTTGATGGTAGAATTTTCTACCACAAAGTTATTGACCCCGAAGCAACAAGAAAGGGGATAACTGAATTAAGATATATTGATCCACGAAAAATTAAAAAGATTCGTGAGATTAGAAAGAAAAGACCAGATGGTCCTACACCTTATGGATTATCAATCATTGATGAGTTTGAAGAGTATTATATTTACAATGAAAAAGGTATTACAAATACCACATCTGGCGGGATAAAAATTGCTACAGACGCAATAACATTTTGTCCTTCTGGTCTAATAGACCAAAATAGAAATATGGTGTTGTCTTATTTACATAAGGCAATTAAACCAGTCAATCAATTACGTATGATTGAAGACGCTGCTGTTATATACAGAATAGTTAGAGCGCCTGAAAGAAGAGTATTTAAGATTGACGTTGGTAATCTTCCAAAAGTAAAAGCAGAACAATATCTCCGTGATGTTATGGCAAGGTATAGAAATAAACTTGTTTATGACGCAGCTACTGGAGAAGTTAGAGACGATAGAAACTATATGTCTATGCTTGAAGACTTTTGGTTACCAAGTAGAGAAGGCGGCCGAGGTACCTCTATTGAGACGTTACCTGGTGGTGCAAATTTAGGTGAAATTTCTGATATAGAATATTTTAGATCAAAACTTTACAGAAGTTTAAACGTGCCTTCAAGTAGATTAGAAGC